AGAACTGTGAGACTCACCAAATCACAGGTGGCTATTGCCAAAAAATTAGGGGTGCCACTAGAAGAATACGCTAAATACGTGAAGGAGGCTAATTAGTATGAGCGATAAAAATAAAAGAACTTCACGCGCGTCTGAAGAAGTTAAACAAACAAGGAATAAACCTTGGACGCCACCATCATCTCTGGATGCACCACCTGCGCCAGACGGCTTTGTCCATAGATGGATTAGAGTCGAGTCAATGGGTTTTCAAGATACTGCAAATGTATCGAAGAAAATGAGAGAAGGTTGGGTATTTGTAAAATCTGAAGAGATTAAAAATCAAATCGGAGAACATAATTATCCAGTTATCCATGACGGCAGATACGCAGGGTTGATCGGGGTTGCTGGCCTAGTGTTGGCTAGGATACCGGAAGAGATTGTAAGATCACGCGCAGAGTATTTTAAAAGAATTACTCGAGACAGAATTACAGCGATTGATCACGATCTGATGAAGGAACAACGACCGGAGATGCCTATTAATATTAGTAGACAATCTCGCGTAACTTTTGGTGGTGGACGTAAGTCATAATTTTTTGACAAAAGTCGACCACTGTATAAAAACTTAACAAGGAGAAAATAAATATGCCAAACGTAGTTGAACAATATGGTTTAAAACCATCTAGACAACTTAACGGAAGCCCATTTATTAACGCTCAAAACCGTTACAGAATTGCTGCAAACAACTCTACAGCAATATTTCAAGGAGACCTAGTAAAACCACTAGCCTCTGGAAATATTTCAAGAGCTGAAGCAAATACTTCTGATGCGGTTGTAGGTGTTTTTAATGGTTGTTTTTATACAGATCCAACAACTCAGAAGCCAACTTTTTTAAATTACTACCCAGGCTCAATCAATGCTAGCGATATTATCGCTTTAGTTATTGATGGACCGGATACAGTATTTGAAATAAAAGCTGATGCTACTTTCGTTGTTGCAGATTTGTTTAAAAACTTTTCCATAACAAACGTAACAGGATCAACACAAACAGGGATATCAAAAGTAACCCTAGACGTGTCTGAATCTGGTACAGCAGGAACATATGTGGTTCAAGCAATTGATATATCACAAGATGTGTTTAACAGTGATGTTAACGTATCATCCAATGTTGGAGTTCTTGTTAGAATTAACAATCACTTTTTCCGTCAAGGCGGAACAGGTCTATAATAGGAGAATAAATTATGGCTATATCACGTTCGCAACTAGTCAAGGAACTAGAGCCAGGATTGAATGCACTATTCGGCCTGGAATATAACAGATATGACAATGAGCATGCTGAAATCTTTTTAACAGAAACTTCTGATCGAGCTTTCGAAGAAGAAGTAATGTTATCTGGTTTTGCAGCAGCAGCAGCAAAAAGTGAAGGTGCTCCAGTAGTGTTTGACGATGCTACAGAAGCGTACACTTCAAGATATACTCACCAAACATTTGCATTAGCATTTGCGATAACTGAGGAAGCAATTGAAGATAACCTTTACGACAGACTTGCAGCTAGATACACAAGAGCATTAGCTAGATCAATGTCGCAAACTAAACAACAGATTGCGGCTGACGTTCTAAACAATGCTTTTAACAATACTGTAACTGGTGGTGATGGTGTTGAATTATGTTCAACTTTACATCCATTAGCAAACGGTGGTACGTTCTCAAACGAACTTGCTACACCTGCTGATTTGTCAGAAACTTCATTAGAGCAATCATTAATTGATATTGCGGCTTTTGTAGACGAAAGAGGTTTAAAAATAGCTCTTCAAGGAACTAAATTGATTATTCCAAAAGAATTACAATTTACTGCTGAGAGAATTTTAAAATCACCTCTTAGAGTTGCTACAGCTGACAATGATATTAATGCAATCAAAAATATGGGAATGATTCCACAAGGTTATAGAGTTAATCACTTTTTAACTGACACAGATGCATTCTTCATAATGACTGATGCTCCAAACGGTTTAAAACACTTTGTAAGATCGCCAATTAAAACAGCGATTGAAGGTGATTTTGACACTGGTAACGTAAGATTTAAAGCTAGAGAAAGATACAGCTTCGGCTTTTCTGACGCTAGAGGAATCTTTGGTTCACCAGGAGCTGCTTAATATTAATTAAGAGTCTTTAAAAGGGGCTTGTGTTTACATAAGCCCCTTTTTCTTTTATAATCAAATAACTATACATAAACTTCTGATCTAGACCCGTATAGTGGACGGCCTAGAGACTAGATTAGATTAACTAGGAGAATATAACTATGGCACTAACAACTTTTTCGGGTCCAGTCCGATCATTAGGTGGATTTATTGGGGCAACTCAAAACTCTACAACTGGAGCTTACACAAATAATTTTGTAATTAATCAAGATGGTACAGTAGTAACTTCACCAGCTGTTATGTTACAAGGTATTGTTACAGGAACATTAAGCGCAACTACTGGAGATAGTATTTCTACATTTGCTCAACCAGCTAATACAGTTATAAGAAGAATATCACTATTATGTGTAACTACTGCAACTGTTGCTTCAGGAAATATTGGTTACGAGGTTGGAACTTCTTCTTCAGGAGCTCAAATCGTAGCAACTGATGCTGATGATATTCTTGCTACAGGAACATCGGTTCCAGCAGGAGCTTTTTACAATACTACTTTGTTAAACACTACTGCTCAAAGTGCTACACCAGCGGCAAGTCCGTTGTATGCTTCTGCAGCTAGAGATATATTTTTAAACATCACTAATACAACTACACCAAGTGCGCGTGGTTCGTTTAGATGGTTAATTGAATATTCACAAGTAGCATAATAAATTAATTTAAGGAGCTCGAAAGGGCTCCTTATCAAAAGGAGAAATTATGAAGTCAGATGTAAAACCAGTCGTATGTCCAGGCACATCGACTAATGCAGTTTTATTTACTGGTCCTACAAGATTAAGAGGATTTATGGCTCAATCTACTGGACCTGCTGGTACAGCGATTATCAATGGATTAGCAAATGTTAATACTGTAAGTAGTTCAGTTAACACACAAGTTTATATCGCAATATCTGTTGGAGCAGGCGGAACAGAAACTTTAAACCTTCCAGAAGATGGTGTTTTATATGCAGGCAGAAATGGAACTGGTATCATAGATGGTGTTGGTGTAACTGCAAATATAAGCGCATTAAATATTACATTATTTATAGATAAGTAAATATCATGCCTATTGTAAAATTTGGCACTCTTGCAGATTTTGAACAAGATATGTATGGTTTAAAAAACCAAACTGGTTTAAGAGTTAAACCAAGACAAATAAGTCTTTCTGAAGAAGAAACAGAAGAATCAGATAAAAATAAAAATTCAAAAGTATTAATGGCTAATCTTGGAATGATGGTTGGTTATGAAAAAGGTGGAATGCCACCAAGAAATAAAAAAAATTATCGTTCAACTGAATCTGGTGCTGGGATGACACAAGCTGGTGTTAAAGCATACAGAAGAATGAATCCAGGTTCTAAACTATCAACAGCAGTAACAGAAGATAACCCAGGACCAAAAAATGCTGCAAGAAGAAAATCATATTGTGCAAGATCTGCAGGACAAATGAAAATGTTTCCAAATGCAGCAAAAGATCCTAATTCAAGAATTAGACAAGCAAGAAGAAGATGGAAATGTTAACTTGTAATGTCTTATTTAAATGCTAACATACCACCTATATATTGTAAAATAAGAAGAGAATATTTATATGACTTACGAGAACATCATGGCGAAACTGAAGATTGTGTGGTCATTGGTATTGCAAGCATTCCAGGGCGTGCAATCTTATTTCATGCTTTACTTACGAATGGTGCAATATATTGGAGGCTTCCTATCTCTGCTTTTGTTCAAAGAGGAAACAGCAGTGATGTGCATAACACACAAGTGGAACGTCCAGATCTCGAAGATCTTGAGTTATGGAATTCATTTAGTTATTATCCTTCTGTTAGCACTTTTGATTTTTTAATAGGACAACGTTGTAGATATTTAGGAAAGGATAAAAAATTTATTCATGGCGAATATTTATTCACAATTGATTGGGCACATCCAGAACCTAATATCTTGGATACTGAACATTCCGAAATACCTGATCAGCATAAGTGTGCTCATGTTCTGGCTCTTGATAACGGTTTTTTTGCAGCTCAACCTAATAATCGTATTCTGTGGAGTATTCCTAGTTTTACAACTTCAACACATTGGCCGGATTATAAAGTTACAACTACGGAATGGAATGTTGAAAAAGGTAGATGGCAATTAGAGGAT